GTTTAAATACTGCTATGTTAGCTTGTCCAGCAACCTGGGTAGCATTAGCTATTATGGGTATCGTAGCTGCTTTATATCTCGTTATCGATATGTATAACGAATGGACTGGTAGTACGTATACAGTAGTCGGTGTTATTGCTGGTGTATTCGGTGCATTATGGGCTATTATTTATAATCAAATTGCTTATATCTGGAATGTCTTTATTATCTTCGCTAACTTTATAGCTACAGTATTTAATAATCCAGCAAAAGCTATTAAGAATTTGTTTGGTAACTTATGGAATAACTTAGTCGAATTTGCTGTACAAGGTATTAATGCAATGCTCGACGTTATGAAGCAAGTACCATTCCTTAAAAAATTATTAGATGGTGTTGGTCATGTCGTAGCTTCCAGATTCCAAGTACAAGTTGATGCTGGTGCATTTGATGATTATAAGATGCAGTATAAAGATATTGGCGAAACAGCTGGTGCAGCACAATTAGCTGGCGATGGTTTAGTCGGCAAGATTAGCAATATCTTTAATCCTGGTCAAACTGACCCTAATAATACTAACAATAATAACTCTAACAACGATAAACGTGCAGCCGTATCTGATGCTGCTAAAGACACAGCTAAAAATACTGGTAAAACTGCTAAGAATACAGAGAAAACAGCTAAAGCATTACAATTAACAGCTGACGAAATTAATACGTTACATAAAGGCATTATGAACGATGCGATTAAGTCCTGGTCTCAAAGAACTATTCATTTGAATGTAACGAATAATAATAACATTGATTCTAGTGTTGATTATAACGATTTTAATACTAACTTCGCTGATGGTTTAGCTAATGCATTTAAACGAAATACTGGGGAGGCTTTAACATAATGTATTATTTTTATTTAGATAACCTCCAAATTCCTATTCCGCCTAAAACACTTGATATTTCTTATAATAACAAGAACGAAACGGTGGATTTATTACAGACTGGTGAAGTAACGATACCTAAACCATTAGGTTTAACTGAATATTCATTTGAAATATTGTTGCCTAATAGCAAATATCCTTTTAATCAATCTATGTTGGAAAAAGGCAAAAAAGCCGAGTATTATGCTAAAAAAATACATAGTATGAAATTGGCTGGCAATCCTGTTAAATTCACCGTAGTCCGTATGAAGCCTACTGGCGAAATGCTGAGTATGATAACAGAGCGTGTCACGATTGAAACTATGGCTACTAAAGAAGACCATGATTATGGCTTCGATATGTATTTTACTATCACGTTAAAACAATGGCGTGATTATGGTACTAAAAAATTAGTCATAGAAGAAAATAAAGATGGCACCGCTAATGCATCTGTTAAGACAGAACGACCAACAGACAAAATTCCAGCTAAAGAAGTTAAATCTCCTAATGGTTTTAATAAAGCCACCCTACAAAGAGTGGTTAAACAACAATTTGGAGATACGAATAATCTATTTAAAATTGCCGCCTTAAATAAAATTGGTGTTCCATGTTATTTAGGTGCGACACAAGCTATTAGTATGTATGAAGAAGGAAAGGGAACAGATGCATGGATGAATCTCATTCTGAAAAAATAACACATGCTCCTCTTCGTGTTCAATACGAATTAATAGTGATGCATGATAGAAAAGACATGTATTTAATAGACCCGCAAGATGGGGTTACGCTTGACCGTAGCCCTGACCTTGCTCCAGCTAAATTATCTTTTAGAGTATTTAAAGACAAAGTGCTTAATATCGAAGAAGGCGATTTAGTTAATTTTAAAGTAAATGGCAAATTAGTATTCGTTGGCTATATCTTCGAAAAGAAACGTTCTAAAGATAACTTTATTGAAGTAACGGCTTATGACCAATGTAAATATTTAAAATCGGAAGGCTATTATGTATTTGATGGCAAAAAGACTGCTTCTGAATTAATTAAAGCATTGGCAGAAGACTTAGCTATTAAAGTAGGCGATATTACACCAACTACTTATAAAATTGGTTATATTTACGATGGTAAAACATACCAAGATATCATCCTAGATATGTTAAAACAAACCAGTATTTATTCACCAGCTATACCTGTTATGAAGCCATTAAAAAAACAGACTGATAGTAACTTCACAGGCCCGAATGGTGCATATTATGAACAAAATGATATCGATTATTTAACATCTCATGGCTATACACAAGAAGCTGCTATTGCTGAACTAGCTAAATCAGATAAATATAAAAAACAAGACGAAGAGATGAAAGAACGAAAACCTGTATATATTGCTTATGATGATAACGGTCTTTTAGTCGTTAAAGAATTAAATGACATGATAACCGATGTTCTTATCGATGCAACACAAGTAGGTGATTATTCTTATACTTCTTCTATTGAAGATACATTTACACAGATATTAGTAGTCCGTGAAGCTAATGTCATGAAAGATGGCAAAAAAACTAAAGAATTTTTGCGTACTGGTTCTGCCGCTGCTAAAAATGAAATAGCTAAATGGGGCGTACTTCAAAAGGTCATTAAGCCAGATGATAAAAAAACTAATGTTATTGAATTAGCTAAAAAAAACCTTGAGAATTTAGCTAAAAAAACACATACATTACGATTAAAAGAATGCTTAGGTCATACAGAAATACGCCCTGGTTCTGGCATTTGGCTTAACTTTAATGTTGGTGACCAAATTATTAATGAATTAGTGTATGTACAAGCTGTCACTCATAACTTTAATAATAATAAACACGTAATGGACCTCGACGTTATTTATTTCGATAAACAAAAACCAGATATTACAGTTATCGATAATGGCGACGAAGAAATTAGAAAGAGAATTCAAGCTATGAATAAAAAATCTGGTGGTACTGCAAGTGGTTCTGGTGCTTCTGGTAATGCTACAGCTACGAATGCTGGTGTACAAGCTGGCTTCGATTCTATCACCGGCACTTCTTCTCCTTATGGTGATGTAGGTTGTGTTGATAGAGCAACAGCTGGTGGTTCTTACTATAATAGCGATTTAGCCGATGCGTACAATCAAGGCATTAAAGACGTACCTGGATTAAAAACATTTATGAATGGACGTGGTTATGCTATTGAATCCTTTAATGGTACAGCTAATCCTGGCGATATTTTAATTTATGACGGTGATGAACATGTCGTTATTGCCGATGGTGCTGGTGGCTGTGTAGGTAACAGTACTAAAGCTGGTTCTGTTATTCATTATTCAGACGTTAATTATGCTTATCATAATGGCACACCGCCTACTCATATTATTCGAACAGGTGTTAAATAATGGAAAACGATTTTAATAAAATACTCAACGTCATTAAATCAGCGGCAGTTAGTGCTGTCGAAAATACAAAGCCAGCCACTATGTTAGTTGGTTTAGTTGTATCTGAATCTCCACTTCAAATAGCACTTGATTCTACGTTAATTATTCCAGAAGACCGCATCATGTTAACTAAAAATACATGTGAGTGGACGATGGAAATGAGTGTTGACCATATCACAGAAAATAGAAGTGGTGGCGGTGGTTATGCTGAATTTGCTAGTCATAACCATGACTATAAAGGTAGAAAAAAATATCTAGTACATAACCAATTAAAAAATGGTGATTTGGTATGGTTATTTCAAGAAACTGGTGGCCAACGCTATATTGCCATTGACCGTGTATATAATCCAAATGAAGGGTGTACAACTAAATAATGGCATTAACTCCTATGTCTAGTCATAACCAACTTGATAGCAGTTTAGTTATGAAACGACAAACATCAAATACTTTCAGAGTCAGATACGAAAATGATTATAAAATAATCGGTATGTGTGATGACTATGAAGCTATGAAACAAGCTATCTTTAAAATTATTAATACAGAACGTTACAAATATTTAATATATGACTGGAATTATGGCATCGAATTAAATGATTTAATTGGCGAAGCTATTCCTTATGTATATGCAGAAATTCAAAGACGTATCACGGAAGCATTATTAGCTGACGA